CAAGCTGGACCCCAATGCGTCGAAGCTTGCCGGCGCCTTGAAGATCATAGAGAAAGACGCCGTCGACCCCACCACGATGAAGAATTTCAAAAAATGGGGCGAGAACATCCTTAAGTACTACAAGGAGTAGCTTCGCCGCGGGCGAGCTGAAAAAGCCGCTTGACGCCGCATCGGAATTAATAGTACAAAACAAGAACGATGTCGTTTTGCGCCCGCCCGGTCCCTAAGGCCGCGGCGGGTTTTTCATTTCTGGAGCCTCTAGCATGACGCAGCAAGGAACCGGCCAAGGTGCCGGAGTGACGCGTGCGCGCCAGCGGGACATGGCGGGCGCGCGGCGTCGTTTCCTCGACCATCTGGCACGGACGGGCAATGTCAGCGCCGCGGCGCGCGCAGCCGGCTACAGCCGCCATACGCTCTATGCCTGGCGCCGCCAGGATGCGGAATTCGCCGAAACCTGGAATGACGCAGTGATCGAAGCGGTCGACGCGCTGGAGCAGGAGGCGCGCCGGCGCGCGGTCGAGGGCATCGAGCAGCCGCTGGTCCATGGCGGCAAATTCGTGCGCCACGAGGACGGTTCGATCGCGACCATCCGGCAATACAGCGACCGGCTGCTCGAATTCCTGCTGAAGGCGCTTAGGCCCGAACGTTTCCGGCCGGAAACGGCGAAGGGGCAGGTGGCGGAGACCAATCCAGAAGTGGAGGCGGGCGATGACGAAGCAAGCCGTGACGGGGGCGGACCCCTCAGCGAGGATGAGCGCGCTGAAAGAGTGGCTCGCCTGCTTGACGGCGCCCGAGCGCGCGGAGCTCGACCGGTTGCTGAGGGCGACTCCGACGCCACCGAAGCGGAGGGGCTGGACGCCGCTGCCGGGGCCACAATCCCAAGCTTATGACTGTCCGGCCGACATCCTGCTCTATGGCGGCGCGGCCGGTGGCGGCAAGACCGATCTCCTGCTGGGGCTGGCGCTCACCCGGCACGCCCGGGCCATTCTGTTCCGTCGCGAATTCGCCCAGCTGAAGGCGGTCGAGGACCGGGCGGAGGCGATGATCGCCGGCACCGGCCTTTACAGCGCCAGCCGGCATCTATGGCGGCTCCAGGGCGGCAAGCGGCTGGAATTCGGCGCGGTGCAGCGGCCGGGCGACGAGCGGAAATACCAGGGCCGGGCCCATGACCTGAAGGCCTTCGACGAGATCACGCATTTCACCGAGATGCAGTTTCGCTTCCTCGCCGGCTGGAACCGCGCGGCCGACCCGAAGCAGCGCTGCCGCATCGTCGCGGCCGGCAACCCACCGACCGGGGCCGAGGGCGATTGGGTCATCCGCTATTGGGCGCCCTGGCTCGACCGGCAGCATGCCAACCCGGCGCGCTCGGGCGAGCTGCGCTGGTTCGCGACCTTGGACGGCGCCGAACGCGAGGTCGAGGGGCGGGATCCCATCCGCCACAAGGGCGAGACCATCCAGCCGAAATCGCGCGCCTTCATCCGTGCCCGGGTCGAGGACAATCCCTATCTGATGGCGGCCGGATACAAGGCGACCTTGCAGGCGCTGCCGGAGCCCTTGCGTTCGCAGATGCTGAGTGGCGATTTCGGTGCGGCCCAAGAGGATGATCCGTTCCAGGTCGTGCCGACCTCGTGGGTGCTGGCGGCGCAGGCGCGCTGGACGCCGGGCGCGCCCGAAGCGATGACTTCGCTCGGCGTCGATGTCGCGCGCGGCGGCCGCGATCGGACGGTGCTGACCGCGCGGCATGGGGCCTGGTTCGACCATGCCCGGACCTTCGCGGGCGAGGCGACGCCCGACGGGCCGTCGGTGCTGGCGCGCTGTGTGGCTTTCATGGCGGATGCGGGCGGCCCGGTTGCGGATGGTTGGGGGCCCGTGCTGCATGTCGACGTCATCGGCGTCGGCGCCTCGGTCTATGACGCAGCGCGGGGCAAGGATCTCGACGTCGTGGCGTTGAACGGCGCCGAGGCATCGCAGGCGCGCGATCGCACCGGGCGTCTCGGCTTCGTCAATGCGCGCGCCGAATGGTGGTGGAAGCTGCGCGAGGCGCTCGACCCGGATTGGGGCGAAGGGCTGGCGCTGCCACCCGACCGCGAGTTGCTGGCCGACCTCACCGCGCCGCGCTGGAGCCTGGTATCGCGCGGCATCCAGATCGAGGGCAAGGACGAGATCCGCGCCCGCATCGGCCGCTCGCCCGACAAGGGCGACAGCCTGGTCTATGCCCACGCCCGGCCGCTGCGCCCCGGCACCGGCCTGCTGGCCTTCATGGCCGGCGAGGCCGCGAGAGCCTCTTAGCCGTCTGATCTATCGAGCCCTTCGGCTCAATTCATTTCTTTCCAGGAGACATCGATGAGTGAGTTTGGCGTCCCCGGCGTGTCGCCGGGGCTGATGAGCCGTGTCGTCTCCGGCTTGCGCTATGCGGTGACCGGCGTGGCGCCGGCCGACTGGTTCGGGCCGTCGGCCCCGGTGGCGCCGGCGGCGCCGCAGGTGGCGGGCCGGCAATTCGACTATCCGGTGGGCTTCAACCTGCGCACCCAGCCGCGTGAGGATGCCTTCGTCAGCTTTGCCGAGCTGCGGGCGCTGGCCGAACGCTGGGATCTGCTGCGCCTGGTCATCGAGACGCGCAAGGACCAGATGGCCAGCCTCGACTGGACGATCCAGCCGAAGCGGCTGCGGGCGGGTGGGGCGGCGCTGGCGAGCCCGGACGATCCGCGTATCGCTTGGCTGCAGCGCTTCTTGGCCGATCCCGACCGCGAGCATGGCTGGGCCGGCTGGCTGCGCATGCTGCTGGAGGATCTGTTCGTCATCGACGCGCCGACCTTGCATGTCCGGCGCGACATGAGTGGCGCGCTGGTGGCGCTGGAGGTGGTCGACGGCGCCACGATCAAGCGGGTGCTGAACGCCGACGGCCGCACGCCGATCGCACCGGACCCGGCCTATCAGCAGGTGCTGAAGGGCGTGGCCGCCGTCGACTACACGGCGGACGAGCTGATCTATGCGCCGCGCAATCCCCGGCCGCACCGGGTCTATGGCTTCTCGCCGGTCGAGCAGATCGTGATGAGCGCCAATGTCGCGCTGCGCCGGCAGGTGAGCCAGCTCAACTACTTCACCGAGGGCAACACGCCGGAGGCCTTGATCGGCGTGCCGGACGATTGGACGCCGGACCAGATCCGCCAGTTCCAGGAATATTGGGACGCGCTGCTCCAGGGCAATCTGGCGGCGCGCCGGCATACCCGCTTCGTGCCGGGCGGCCTGAAATACCAGCCGACGCGGGATGCGCCGCTGAAGGATGATTTCGACGAATGGCTGGCGCGCATCGTCTGCTTCGCCTTCTCGATCCCGCCGACGGCGTTCTCGTCCCAGGTCAACCGCGCCACGGCTGAGACGGCGCAGCAGGCGGCGCTGGCCGAGGGGTTGGCGCCCTTGCAGAACTGGTTGAAGGGCCTGATCGACCGCATCCTCGCCCGCGTGCTCGGCTGGGACGACCTCGAATTCGCCTGGGCCGCGGGCTCCGCCGTCGACCCGCTGATGCAGGCGCAGATCGACACGGCCTATGTTGCGGCCGGCATCAAGACCGCCGACGAGGTGCGGGCGGCGTTGGGCCTCGGGGCCCTGCCGTCGCGAGCGGTCGCCAAGTTCAACCCGAACCACGATGCGCGCGGACGCTTTGCCAGCGGCGACGGCGCGGGTTCGAGCAGCCAATCGCTGATGCAGCTTGCCTCAATGGATACCTCGGATCCAGAGGACCCGGAAAATGAGTTTGAAGAAGAACAAGAGAAAATGCGGCAGCGCATGCCGAGTATCCTGAACCTCTCAGGTCAGAACCGGGGCGAAATACCAGGGCAGCACGAATTTTCGCCGATGGGTATTGCCGGCGGTGCGCTTGGCAATTCGGGCGCCAAAGAGCCCGGTGCTACGCCCAATACGCGTATGCCCTCTTCCGATGCGTCGGGAGTTGGTGGGAACGCGCCTGGAACGGCAACGACGGGTAGAATTACGCTCCGACCGGATACTCAGCATTTATTCCGAAACGATGCGGGACATTTACCAGATACGCCGGAGAACCGGCAACTGCTCGAGGACGTGGCCAATGACCCGAGCGCGATTCTTGGGCCTGACAAACACGGTGCCATATGGTCGCAAAGGACGTTGCCCGACGGCAAACAGCTATGGACTAAGACCATCAATGGGAAAATCGACAACGCTGGCCTAAACCAGTCTCCTAAAAATTATAATTCATCGACAGGTCTGTCGTCCCCGACTAGACCGCCGAAACGACGTAATTGACGCAAGAACAAAAAGAAAACATGATGCTTTTCATGGATATTTAGAAGGCTGATATAGGAGGCCCCCATGGTCATGCTGACGGACAAACAAGCTTATGCGGCTATGTACTATTTCCTTGATAAATCGTGGGAACTCGACAAGGAAAAACTACTCGCGGCCATATTGAGTGATATGGCGTTGATGAATGATGATAAACCCGTCGACCTCGCTCTTGATGGTGATTGGCAGGAAGCCATCAACTTCGCCTTGAAGGGCGGTGAAGCTGAGAAATTCACCCTTTTTACGCGGGGTGGTCCTCCGCTGGACAAGTGATCTCAAAGATATCCTGATGTCTCTTTTCGAGCATTGAGGGAATTGGCATGTTTGAGGAAGAAGATAAAGAAATGCTGCGGCGCCTGGATGCATTGCCGGTTTCGTTCCGTGTTGCCTTCGCGGCTTCGTGTGCCGAGCGGATAGTGCCGGCCTATAGACCGTATGCGGAGTACATGGATTTCGAGGATCCAGACTTGCTCAACTCCATAATGGATAGTGCGTGGGAAGGGATCGCTATGGGCGCCTTCGACCAAGCTCAATTCGCCGACCGGTACGATAACTGCTTGGCACTTCTGACGGATGAAGACGAAGGGGATGGTCACGATTGCGAATCTATGCCGAAGCGGCATTGAGAGCAGTCGCCTATGTTGTTGAAACTGCACGGAACGGCGAAAGTCAGAATGCCGTCTGGTCAGCCAATAATGTAGCTGAGGCGGTTTCTGACTTCATCCGCCGCGGAGGCTATGATTTTGGCAAGGGGCCGACGGTCGGGACGCGCTTCTATTCCCATCCCGTGACGAAGTGGGAAATGGATTATCAATGGCAGGAGTTGGCAGCGCTTGAGGCGCGGACTCCCTCCCTCATATCCTAGCCGAGGCCTCTCCGGATCCGGACGATTTTGGCGATTGATGATCGTGTAGGACCCCAAGCCGGCTGCTGCCTAGCAGCCAGGCCTTCCAATTAACTGACGACTGACCAGCGCCCTTGCAGAACTGGTTGAAGGGCCTGATCGACCGCATCCTCGCCCGCGTGCTCGGCTGGGACGACCTCGAATTCGCCTGGGCCGCGGGCTCCGCCGTCGACCCGCTGATGCAGGCGCAGATCGACACGGCCTATGTTGCGGCCGGCATCAAGACCGCCGACGAGGTGCGGGCGGCGTTGGGGCTCGGCGCCCTGCCGTCGCGAGCGGTCGCCAAGTTCAACCCGAACCACGATGCGCGCGGACGCTTTGCCAGCGGCGACGGCGCGGGTTCGAGCAGATCCTTATTGCAGCTAGCTTCGGAGACAGGGGCGTCGGACGACGACGAGGCTTACCGCCAGCGGCGCCTTCTTCATACAGAAACCCCTCAGGAAGACATCAAGCATGGCCAGTCCCCGTTGGAGATCGGTGCGAGTGGCCTGGAAATCGCTCCTAGAGGCGGTGCCGGCGGCGGGCTTCCGGGATCAATGCCCGGGACGGCTGGACCACAAGCGGCACCGAGACTCAAGCTCTTCGAAGGCAATATCGGTCACATCATGACGGATAGGAAAGGACATCTGCCGGACACACCGGAGAATCGCGCCCTTATAGAGGATGTTGCGAACGATCCGGCGGCGATGTTGGGACCGGACGAGGCAGGAAATCTTTGGGCGGGCAGGACGTTGCCCGACAATACGCAAGTATGGGCGCAGCTCAGGGGCGACAGGATCATCAACGGCGGTCTGAAAAAGCAGCCGCATCAATATAATCCCAAGACCGGTTTAGCCTCTCCGACCAAGCCCATGAAGAAAATCGACGAGATTACAGGACTTGACGAATAGGAACATTATATGAACATCTAATGCAAACACGCACTCGAAAGGAATGCGTCATGGAAGTTCTGACCAAGGATCAAGCGTATACGGCGATGTGGTATTTCATGAATGAAATTTACAAGCGGGCCAATGCGATCGAACTGAGGGACATCGTAAGCAGCATGCCGCTCCTGGAGGATGGCACCCCTGTCGATGCGGGGGTGGAGGAGGACTGGCAGAACGCGGTCGACTACGCTCTCAAGGGTGGTGAGGTTGCGCGGTTCCGTATCGTCGGCGAGTAAGGATGAGATGAGGCGTCGCCGGAAGGCAGCTGACGATGTCAGCATCAATGGTGAGAAATTTGGCGGTGACTATGTGCCTGGAAAGATACCGGAAATACCGGCGGAAGTTTTGGCAAGTTTCTATAGTCAACAGGCCATCATCAGCGATGCGCCCATGACAGTCCGAGAAAGCCGATGACACGCGGGTGACGTGGGATTGGCAGAATGCCGTTGACTATGCCCTTAGCGGCGGTGAGGTGGATCAGTCGCTATAATCAAGGAATAAGCTAAGCTACGCTGGGCTCGGGTGAGCAAGATGTTCCAGCAGCCTCACCCCGCCGTCCAGACCACGGATTTGGTCGGAGATTGCTTGCCCTGGCGTTTCAGCTCGGCCAGCTTGACGCCGATGCTGTCGGGGGTGGCGCTGCGCGGTCCCGCCGGCAGCAGCACGATGGCGCAGCTGGCGCAGAGCAACGGGAAACACTTCATGTCGCCGTTGCGGTCCAGGCCTTCCAGACAGCCCATGCGCTGCGTCTCTATATCGTAGAAGCTGACGGCACTGCGGGCGAAAGTTCCGACCAGGTCCTGGATGCGGGCGATGAAGCCGGTCTTGTCCGGCCGGTGGAAGCCCATGAAGAAATCGTCGCCGCCGATATGGGCGGGAAAGGCCTCCTGCTCCGGGAAATGCTTTCGCAATAGATCGGCGAACATGAGGATGGCCCGGTCGCCCTGGCGGAAGCCGAAGATGTCGTTGAACGGCTTGAAATTGTCGAAGTCGAAATAGACGAAGGCCCAATCGGCCGTCTCATCCTCGAAGGCGTGGAAGAAATAGTCGTTGATCGACAGGTTGCCGGGCAGGCGGGTCAGCGGGTTCTCGTTGCGGGCCTGGACCACCTGCCGGTCGTTCATCAGGCGCAGCAGCGCGCTCGCCTGCAGCACGCCGATATAGCGCCCCTCCTCGGTGATCAGCACGGCCGGGTCGTTGGCGCGGGCGGCGTAGCCGGCGAGGATGCGCTCGCCGGGCGTGTTCACATCGAAGCTGAGGCAATGCTTCATGAAATGGCGCAGCTTATAGCGCGTGCCGCGATTGGCGATCAGATCCTTGCCGAAGGGCGAGTAGATGAATTCCTTGAGGTCCTGTTCGTGCAGCAGGCCCACGGGTATCCCGTCGTCATCGACCACCGGCACGACGCTGCGGGCGCTGTCCTGGCGGAACGCCTCGAAGACCAGGTTCATGTCGCTGCCGAGTGACAGCGCCGGCACCGGCTCCATCTCCGAACGGA